TTGGGCAACATTTATATATGGGCTAGAGAACTTGCAAAGAAATATTGCCCAGTTATTGGAGTATGCCAAAGCGATGCGACAGGAGAAGGAAGACGCTGGCTAGAAATGGATAATGTTGCCAATGCTAAAACTGCTAAACAAGCAGAAGCAGATTGGATTGTTGGTATAGGTAAGACTCACTCAGAAAGTGAAGAAGCCTTTCGCTACCTGTCGATTTGTAAAAATAAATTGATTGGAGACTCAGACAGTGATCCTGCTATGAGACATGCGAAATTACAAGTTAAATTACAACCGGAAATTGCGAGGTATTTAGATTAATGTATAAAACTTTTACACGTAAACAAATCATGTCCATTGCTAAATGTATTCGCAATGCGAATGATTGTAATGATGCATCTAAAATGAATTTAATTAAAGAACTTCATAAACTCTTTTATGAAGATAATCCTTTGTACGCTGCTACTAAGTTTAAAGATATTGCAACTGGATTGTTATCTGACGATTCACGAACTGCTTTTCATAAAATAGGATCTTACTAATGAATACTAAAACTACTCATACTTTTAAAGTAGAATTTGATGTAGTGGCATCTACTGAAGAAAAAGCTAATAAATCATTGCATGATTTCTTATCTATGTCAGCAAAGGAATTCGCCGTTGAAAATAGAATCATCGCTTGGGAAATTACTACAGAACCCCATTGTTCTGGATGTTGAGACCACCACCAGGAACAAGGGTAATCCATTTGATTTATCCAATAAGTTAATCATCATTGGATATGGTACTAATAAAAACCAAATTAGTACCACTAACTTTAAATCAGTAATCCCAATACTGAATTCCGCTAGTGTTATCATAGGAGCTAATTTAAAGTTTGATTTAAACTGGTTATTTAGAGAACTAACTTATAGTATCCAATGTCCTACCTGGGACATACAACTAGCAGAGTTCATCTTATCTAATCAAAAATGGAGATTTCCTGATGTAGCTACAATGGCTATTAATTATGGGGTCGGTCATAAACTAGAATACATCAAAGAAAACTACTGGGATAAAGGTATAGATACAGATCAAATCCCAATAAATGAACTCATTACATACTGTAACAATGATGTTAGTATTGAATATAGTATTTTCTTAAAACAAGTAGAACGATTTAAAACTACAGATAGATCTAAATATGCTTTATTTAGATTACAATGTAACGATCAAATTGTATTACAAGAAATGGAACGTAATGGTATCTACTATGATGAAGATGAATCTCAAAAACAAGCAGCTATTCTAGAACATTCTTGTTATCAAATAACAGAAGAACTTATTAAATTATCTGGTATTGATTCACTTAACTTTAATAGTAATGATGATATATCTAGATTACTATATGGTGGTTCTAAGATATATAAAGTAAAACTACCAGTTGGTTTTATTAAATCAGGTCCAAATAAAGGAAATGTAAAGTATAAATTATTTGAAGAAGTACGTGAGTTCCCTAGATTAGTAGAACCATTAAAAGGAAGTGAATTATTAAAACCTGGATTCTATAAAACAGATATACAAACATTATTATCTCTCTCTCCAAATAAGAAAGCTAAACGAATTATTGATTTACTTATTGAATATTCTAAATTACAAAAAGTTATTAGTACTTACTTAATTGGATTACCAAAACTACGAGATGAAATGAACTGGCCTCCAGGTAAATTGTATTCAACTCTTAACCAATGTATAGCAATCACTAGTCGGTTATCTAGTAATAAACCAAATCAACAAAACTTTTTAAAAGAAGCAAAAAAGTGTTGTATCTCACGTTATAATTAAGGAAATATAATGGATACTTTATTTATTGGTAATGATGACGTTTCAACTAAGAATGAACTCTATTGGGAGACTCTTAAAGGTCTATGTCTTATTGTTATGGATAAAGGTATTGATACTGTAATTGAAGATCTTGAGCTTTTGGTAAGCAAAGATGAAGAGTTACAGTCTCTTAATGTAGAATGATAATTAATGTTGATGTCAAAAGCCTCGAATGGTGTAGTTACTTATATTTATCACAAGATCCTGTAGGTATTGAAGAATGGAATGCAGTTCTCACTGATCCTACTAAACATGATATTCATACATCTAACCAAATAGCTTTTGATCTGCCTTCTCGATTGATTGCTAAGATCTTTCTGTTTAGATGGATCTATCGTGGACCTGCACATGCTTACGCCTATGATCCTGACTTTAACTGTATAAGTAAAAATGTAAAATTCTGGCAAGATGTTATTGACAAGTACAATCAAAAGTATTATAATATCTACCAGAAACACTTAGAGTACATCAATACAGTTAACCACACGGGACATTTAGTTAGTCCTTTTGGAAGAGTTCATGAATATGAAATGAGGAAACAACAAGGTGTTTGGTCATACTCAGAATCAGATATTACCAATCACATTAACCAAGGATTAGGTGCAGACTTACTAGCAATCATTCGAGTTATTGCACATCAACGAGTTAATGTATTAAAAAAGAAAACAAATCTTGTATGTGATTTCATATCTACAGTACATGATTCAATTGTTCTAGATACACCTAAAGAAAATTTAAACATTGTTGCCAGTCTTTTTGAACAACTCTTCAGAGACATCCCTTCTTATGTAGAAAGATTCTTTGGTGTATCTTGGAACATCCCTATGAGATGTGAAATCTTATATGGTCCAAATATGGCAGATTTACAGGAATATAAATGAAATTTAAGATTAAAGTATTAGATATTAAAAACGAGAATAAAGGTAAGTATAATATGTTGACTGTAGATTATAAAGATCTAGGTCAAGATAAAACTAGCACTAAAAAGTTAGTTAGTTTTGGTAATCAAGCTAATGTATATGAAACTTTAAAAGATGCGTCTAGGGATCAATTCTTTGAGGTTACAGCAGAGAAAGGTGAGAAGTATTGGGAATGGGTAGCAGTTTCCGCTTCAGACGGTTCTAATTCCACTACAGAAGCATTTACTCAAAGTAGTCCTGTAGCTACAGGTTATAAATCTAATTATGAAACACCTGAAGAACGACAGAAGAAACAACTGTACATCATACGTCAATCCTGTCTTAGTAATGCTGTTAATACATTAACTAGTAATGTTGATCCTCTTAATGTGAAAATCACAGCACAAGATTATATTGACTTTGTTATTAATGGTCTTGAAGCTACTGAAACTGACGACATCCCTTATTAATTATATGATAAATATTTATAATTACGTATGCTTACATTGTAATCATAAATATTCCTCTTTAGAACCACATCTAGAGCTTGCACGTTGCCCTAGATGTGGCTCAGTACAAGTAGGTAAAAACTATCAACCTTACAACTTAAAAATAAATGAACCTACTAATAGATGGCGACATTATAGCGTGGAGAACTGCCACCTCAATTCCACCTGGTAATAATATATATGTTCTATATCAGCGAATTAATTATTTACTTGATTGTATTTTTAATGATACAGGGGTTACTACTTCTTATGTAATCTTTATATCTAATAAAGATAAACCAAGTTACAGATCTTTAATCAATCCTACATATAAAGCTAATAGAAAAGATATTGTAAGACCTGAAGCTATTGATGTTTGTTTTGAATACTTGACAAACTATTGGAGAGCTATTAGTATTCCTTACTATGAAGCTGACGATGCTATGGGATGGTCACAGACAGAAGATACAGTCATCTGTACACTTGATAAAGATCTTGACATGATACCAGGAAAGCATTATAATTTTGTACGTAAGACCTCTTATGAGGTATCTCCATTAGAAGCTATACAGTTTTTTTACAAACAGATGTTAATTGGTGATAACGCAGATAACATTCAAGGTATTCGACAGATCGGACCTAAAAAAGCTGCTAAACTAATTGAACCATTGACATCAGAACAAGACATGTTTGATCTTGTTTATAACAAATATAATGATCCAAAACGATTCTTAATTAACGCAGAATGTTTATGGATACAACAAGAGAAAGGAAAAACATGGGTAAACCGTCAAAAATTATATTTTCCCAACCAGTTGCAACAAGAGGTGGATCGCCTGTCCGCTTATATGACATCTTTGACAGTAGGTATATAAATGGTGCTTACTATGAAAAAGAGACTGATATTTGGTATCCCTTGCAATGGGACTGGAATGGTCAATATGCAACACATCCATCAGCTTCAGATTTAGTTAATGAAAAACCTCAGGATCGGGATCCTGAAGAATTAGATGTTGCATGAGCATTAGAAAGTCAAAACTAGAAGATAGATTTGAGACCTTACTTAGATCATTAAATGTACCTTTTAATTATGAAGTAACTAAGATATCTTACACAGTACCTGAATCTAAACATACATATACTGTAGATTGGACTGTTAATGGTAAAGCTCTTTACGAGACAAAAGGATTTTTAAGTGATCATACAGAACGTAATAAATATATTTTAATCAAACAACAATATCCAGATATAGATTTAAGATTTGTATTTGAGAATCCTAATAAACTCTGTGGTGGTATGAAACAGACACATGCGGAATGGGCTATTAAACAGGGGTTTAAATATTGTTCTATTAAAGATTACGAAACTATAGAAAAATGGGTAAATGAAACATCTAATAATTCCAGACACGCAAATTAAATACGGAGAAGATCTTACCTTTCTGGAATATATCGGAAGATATATTGTGGAAAAACGCCCAGATGTGATTATCCAACTTGGCGATTTTGCGGATATGACTTCATTATCTTCTTATGATGTAGGTAAAAAATCATTTGAAGGTCAACGATATTCAAAAGATATTGAAGCTGCACATTTGGGTATGTCTATCTTATTAGAACCATTAAAAGCTTTTAATATTAAAGCAAGAAAGAATAAAGAAAAGCAGTACAAACCCCGACTTGTACTTACCTTAGGTAATCATGAACAAAGAATAGAAAGAGTAATAGAAAATGATCCTAAACTAGAAGGATTAATGTCTTATGATGATCTACCCTATAAAGATTGGGAAGTATATCCTTTTCTTTATCCTGTTATTATAGATGGTATCGTTTATTCACATTATTTTCCTTCCGGTATTTTAGGTCGGCCTATTACAAGTGCAGCAATGTTAGTTAATAAAGCTCACATGTCATGTGTAGCTGGTCACCAACAAGGCAAACAATTAGCTTATGGTAAACGACCAGATGGTTCTACAATCACTTGTATAATCGCAGGTAGTTGTTATGAACATGAAGAGAAATACCTAAATGCACAGACAAACAATCATTGGCGTGGTATCATTATGTTACATGAAGTTAACAATGGATCATGTGATGAGATGTTTGTTAGCTTACGATACTTGAAAGAAAAATATGGATGATTTAGCTTTAATACAAAAACAACTATCAGATTATTCACGTAAATTACAAACATATAAAACTCTAACTGTATCTGGTTTAATTCAATCTCATGAATACTTACGCAATGAGTATATAAAAGATCAAGAACAAAGGAAAAAAGAAATTCAACAAGCAATTAAAGAAGGTATTAAAAATAGACTTACCTATGATTATGTTAATACCAAAGAATTCTTTAACCTTCCTTTAAAGGATATTATTAAAAGGTATTATAATGAAGACGAGTGATTCTACTTGGAAATCTGTAATTAAAGATATGAAAAAACGAAACAATTTTGGTATGAAGAAGTATGGTAAACCTCTGAATACTGAAACACCTAAAGATTTCCTTGTCGAACTTTACGAGGAATTGCTTGATGCTATTGTCTATTTAAAAACTGAATTGGAGAAACGGAAACAATGAACGCGAACGACTATCAAAAAAACACGATTAATACCGCCATCTACCCAGGGTCAGGTACTGGTGATAACCGCGAACTCGTGTACCTAGCTTTAGGTCTTGCCTCAGAATCAGGTGAAGTCGCAGGTAAGATTAAGAAACTTATACGCGATGGTTTATTTGAACCCATGCAAGTTGCACATGAATTAGGTGATGTTCTTTGGTACATCGCACGTCTTGGTTCTTCTCTTGGTTATGATCTTGAGACTCTTATGAAATGGAATTATCAAAAGCTTAATGCACGTAAAGATAAAGGAACTATTAAAGGATCTGGAGATTCACGATGAAACTTTATGAAGTACCAAAAGGCACACATGTACAACTCTTGGAAACTCCAACAGTACCGCCAGTCCATACAGAATTACGTGAAAATGATATTCTTTTTTTCGATCATCTTGATGGTATGTTTTCTTATTGTGTTGATAAGGATGGTTTTATCGTACATCCCGCTGCAAATACTGAGGTCTTAATTATTAAATGAAAATCACTGATTGTAAAGTAGAACTCTTAGATACTATGGGTGATGATATATCAGTAGTGAATGCCGCTCGTGTATCTTTCCATAAAAAGAGTTATTATATGTATGATGACGACGATCCTATGGTAGAATACATGTCAGAGAAGGATCAAAAACTTTTAAAGTATTTAGCAGATAATAATCATATTATTCCATTTGCTCATTGCTTTCTTTCTTTTAGGATTAAAGCACCCATCTTTATTGCTAGACAATTAGGTAAACATCAAGTAGGTCTTGCATGGAGTGAGGTATCACGACGATATGTAGATGAAGAACCTGAGTTCTTCTTACCTAAAGACTGGAGAAAGAAAGCTAATAATATTAAGCAAGGTAGTAGTTCTGAGTCTGTAGAAGAAGTACCTTATGAAATAGAAGAATCTATCGGATTTTCTTTAGAGACATATCAAACTATGTTAGAATTTGGTATATGTCCTGAGCAAGCTAGAATGATTCTTCCTATGGCGATGCATACAGAATGGATCTGGTCAGGGTCACTACTTGCATTTATACGTGTGTGTAATCTACGTCTAGATTCACATACACAAAAAGAAACACAAGATGTAGCTAAAGAAATAGCTCATCATTTAGATATGAGATTCCCTGAATCTTGGAAAGTATGTAAGAAATTTAATGAGAACCTATGAAGAAATATGTGATTCTTTAAGGTCTTTAGATGAAATAACTTTATTAGAAGAATTAGATATAAGTAGTGAAGATCTTGTTGATAGATTCCCTGATTTTATTGAAAAGAAATTAGAGTTCTTTCAACAAGACTTTGAAGAAGAAGATGAAGATACAGATGACTAAACCTAAATCAACTAAACTTTATACTGTTGATCCTAATAATAAAGAGAAACATAAAGAACGAAGAATTAAAAAACTCATGTTACAAAATATTTCTGTAGAAGAATGGAAAGAAGCTGTAACTGAGTTTCATAAATATAAAAATAAGAAAGATATAATTGAAGAGAAATTACTTTAAGAATCCATTTAGTGAAACTATATTTAGAACTAAATATGCTAATGGTCCTAATGATACATGGGGTGACTTAGCAACCCGCGTAGTTCAAGATGTATGTGGACCCAAAGGATACAACAAACCTGCACTAATGAGTAATTCAGATATAGAACAACTTATAGAGTATATTAAAGACTTTAAGTTTGTTCCTGGTGGTCGTTACTTATGGTATGCAGGACGTAAGAATCACTACTTTAATAACTGTGGTGATTATCATACAAAGTTATTAACAGATAAAGGTTGGATTAAATTTGGAGAACATGTAAATAAAGAAGT